GTTGTGACGGCTGTCTTTAACTTGCTACCTGGATTTGCTCTACGATAAGATGCTACACCTTTAGCGTTTAAACCTCCTGTTTTGCTCTTACCTTCTTTTCTTGTCCAAGCTGGAGTCTTAGCCATTAATTGCCCCCGCCTACACCTCCGCCTACACCTTGTATACTACCTAGGTATTGACCTGAGTTACCTGCAATCATTTGATCGATTTGTTGTTGTGCAGAAGCACCACCTATGTTGTTGTCTTGATTAATATTATTTACACCTGTTACTGCTTGCTGCAGTTGAGCATTACCGATACCACCGGTAGGCGCACCTTGAGCTAGTGACCGTAGTTCTGATACAAAACTTTGATTTCCCATTGGTCCTGCTCCCTGTAAACTCATAAAGTCCCTAAAATCAAAATCTATGTCCGGACTTGGTAGCGTATTCACTAATTCTGATATACCCATATTGTCAGGAAGCACTTGTGTTGTTTCTACCATAGGGTCAGCTACAAACTCTCCACCAGGTCTAAAAGGTTGCATTCCAAAACCAGGAAAACCACCGCCACCACCAGGGAAGCTAGGCTGTTGACCTCCTCCGCCTTCATTAGGAACTAAAACTTCTTGTGGAGTGTAACTACTACTTAAACTTTGTTTGATTGTATCAAACGCACCTTGCATAGCACTATCTAATTGATCAAACCCTGTCTGTACACTATCCATGATACCACCCATGGCACCACTACTATTACTAGGTTGTGTAGCACTAGCCAATAAACCTAAATTACCAAGATTAGTTTGTACTTGTTGAGGTTGAGGTATTCTGGCTAGCATGTTTTGAATCATTAGCTTGTCTTCTTACTTGTTTTTTGACTTCGTTTAATAGCTGCTTCAGTAGGAGCGCCTTTAGCACCCTTCCTTCGCATTTTCTTTTTCTTTTTTTTCTTTTGATTTATGTTATACCACAAACCTTTTTTAGCTACTCTGCCGTCTTTAGTTACGTGGGTATCTTTAGCCATTTACTTTGCCGCCTCTCTTCATCCTTTTCTTCATCATACCGCCGCCCATAGCTTTAGTACGTTTCTTTTTCTTTTTCTTTTTTTTCATCATAGCAAAGTCAGCACCAGTGATCTTACCGTCTTTGTTTTTGTCCAGTTTAGATTGTCCACCCTTAAGTGCACTACCGCCCCGTTTCATTCTTTTTTTCATGCCTCGCATAAGTATAACTCCTATAAGATTGTCGTTTTAAAACTGTGCCTTCGTAATAGTCTTTAGGCCAGTGATCATAATACCCAGTCTTACGCAAATTGTCACTAGCTTTTTCTAATTCATCAAATTTTTGTACTAAAATCATTATAAATTCGTTGTCTGGTTCCCATTCATTTGTCTCTAAAAACTCGACCGGTTCATCTTCATCCTCATCTTCTGGGTGTGAACCCATTAAGTATATGTTCTGCGGCACGAAAACCTTGTTTAAAGTGTCTATAATAGCTATTAGTTCTTCAACTTCGTATTGTATGTCATCACAACAGGCTATAGCTATTTGTATCTCGGGTTCTTTAGCCAGCGTTATACACTTTAGTATTGTGTCTATAAGTTCTTTGTGCTTATGGCATTCTAATATTCTGTAACTCTTCTTGATCCTAGCTTGCTTTGCATAAGGACAAACAGGCACGTTGCCTAAGTGTTTATTTTTTGGTTCTAGATATCTCTCCGACCATTGGAGGACATCTTCTGTCATTGTGTTCATCTAAGCATGTTTAATAGTGTCTCAATAACAACTAAACCAACGGCCCCCACCGTAGTCAAGACTACCCAATAGATTTTGTCTATCTTGCCACCCAATTTTTCTACATCTTTATGTACATGTTGCACATCATCTTTTATATTATTAAGTTCTCGTTTCACTCCGGTTATGTGTCCTTGTATTGAAATTATATGTTCGCGTTCGGTTTGTGGTTCCATTTCCATTAGATTTTACCTCTCTGGCTGCGACGATAGAACCGATCACTTGGCGATAATAAAGCTTCCTCGTTTCTTGTCAATCCTGTTTGATTATTTACTTGTTGGTTGTTAGCACCCACAACAGTTTGTTTAGGAGCAGCAACAATTTGTGTGTCTGCAAAGTCAGAAGTATCTAATGGTGCTACTGGTATCTCTTGTGTAGGCGGTGTAGGTGTTTGACTAATAGAATTAATATCGAATGGTATTTCATCTAAAGGTGGTCTTGCTGGATCTAAGAAATCTTCAAAACGCCTGTATTTAAATTCATCAATAACTTCTAATAAATCGTAATATGGATAAAGATCTTCGTAGTTCACATCAATGCCTCTTGCTTCGTATTCTTTTACTAGGTCGTTAGCTCTTTTCTTTAAACCATCTTTACTAAACGAAACAGGTGTAAACTCTCCATCCATTAATTTTTTTAAGTTAGGCACGTTACGTCCTTTTTTACCTAACACTTTTTTAATTTGTTCTTCAGTTAACAACCCTGAAGCTAAAGATTTATGAAACATTTTCCATATACCAAACTGTGCTACAAAAGCTTCTTCTTGAATATCTCTAAGCTCGTTGGCCATCACATGACCAACTTGTCGACCTTTTTCATCTAAAATAGGACCACGTGATAATGCGTTGTCTTTACTAAAAAAGGCTTCTGTTTGAAACGCAGCTCCTCTAATTTGTCTTATATCAATAGCTTTATAATCTAGCGCTGTTACCGGATCAATATTCATAATGGAACCACCCATTAATCTAATTAACACGTCACCCAGTTCCATAACTTTACCAGATTTAGTATCTAGGGTTAAAGCACCATATACTTGTGAAGCAGAACGTATAAACCCTGGCGCAATTGTTTCGAATATGTGGTAAATAGATTTTTCTCGTTTGTCCGACGGTGAATCTAAAGGACTAAATATTTTTTTGCCGTCCCTACTCACGCCGTTACGTGCATAGATATCCAGAATAGGTTCTAGCGCAATTGTCTCACTGATAAAAGGTTCTAATAATTTCATAAAAGATCCACCAGCATCAAAGAAACGACGGTCTAATTCTGAGTCTACTTGCGCTGGGTCTAATCGTGTTGAACCTAGCTCTCTTATAAACTGTTCAACTGGCCCAACTAAGTAGTTATATGGATTGTATGTAGAAGCATCAAAAGCTTTAAACGTGCCATCTTCGTTTTGTTTAGTAATAGGTATTAAAATATGATCATCAATAAAGCTTGGACCTAAATCATCTTGGTATGCCCTAAGTTTGTCTTCGCCAACACCTGTCATTTTAGATGCTAACTTTTGTGCACCGTGATTAAAACCATACAAGGTTGTAAATTGTCCCATCAATGCTCTATAACCCATAGCTTGTAATCCTGGATTACCAGAACCAATCATTTTCATTGACGATGCAGTAGTTGCAAGCGATGTTCTAATCATTTCAGCTGGGAAAGATATAAAGTTACCAATTGGTAATTTTCTTAATGCTTGTATTGCAGGTGGTACACGACTGTATGTTGGGTATGTTTCTCTTAATAAATGTGCTGCCATTTCTTCTATGCCTTCAGCCAGCGTTTTCTTAACGCCATTTTTCATAGGCTCCCATTCACGACCAACTTGTGTTCTAAAAAAATTAGAAACATCATTTAATGATTTGGTAAATTGTTTTAATTCTGACATGTAAAACTCATGACCATATGCTTTCCACACGTTATCACCACCAGCATACAAACGTTGCACAGTTTGTGATAATTTAGCGTCACCTATTCGTTGAGTAAGGTTGTTAAAATTACTAATAACTGGTTTACCGTCTTTACCAATTACACCTTTTAAATCTCTAAGTACACCACCAAGTTCTTGTGCAACAACGTTCTCGTCTAATACACCCAACTCAATCTTTCTTTCAATAAATTTTATTAAATCAGATTGATTTATATTTGGACCAGAACCAAAAATATCATCTAACATTATTTTAAAGTTTTGTGTCACGCTAGTTTTGCCACCAATGTGTCCTACATTCATAGCAAATAGACCAGCAGAACCAAAGTTACGCATTTGCGTAGCAGGAGAGTAAAGTGTTTTACCTCCTTGCACCATTGCTTTAAAAGCTAATATGTTTTGATAAAATTTATATTTTAAAGCTGAGTCAAAAATACTGTAACCGGATAATTGTTTTACCATCTCAGGAGTACCGTACAACCCAAGTATGTCTGAAGGTAAGAATCCTGCTCCTTTGATATCTCCAACGGGGATAGAATTAAATATTTTACCTTTAGTTAAAGCATCTTCTGCTGAATTAAATAACCAACCATTTTCTAGCCCTAGTTTTGCTATTCTATCCAAAGCTTGTTTTTGTTGTGTACTAGCAATAACATTACCAGTTGTTTGCATTAAACTGTTTTTAAGATTTTTTTCTTCTCCCATTAATTGTCTAATAACTGCTGGTAGTTCTTGCCCGGTAAATATTTCTAAAGGATCAACAAGACCTCTAACTCCAGATGTTTCTAGTTTACTTGTTATTTTTCTAAGAGCTCTAATAGGATCTTCCATTTCATATCTTGCTACATGCATTAAGTCAGCTACTTTAAGTTCTGCTAAACTGTTAATTGCTTCATCAAGATTTTTAGCGTTAGGAAAAGCTATTTTAGCTTCCGCTTGTAGTGATGTATCTTGTTTAATAAAGTTAGCAATATAGTCCCTAGCTGCTTTGACGTTTTCAGCACCAGGTCTAAAATTAGAATTTGTAAACGCAGCAAATGACCTTTTCATTTGACTATCTATGTCTTGAGTTAGTAAAGTTTTAAGTTTATCTCCATCAGGTAACAAATCTTTAAACTCAGTCATTAGTTTTCTGTAATATTCTTTAAGTTCTAACGCTGCATCTCTTAGCGGTGGATCTATATTTTCTATTTTTTTGTTACCTTTAAGATAATCTAAAACATCATCTAAATATTTTTTTTGTATAATATCAAACTGACCCCATTTTTTATGTTGTTCTTCAAACTTTTTTGCTAGACGATATGTTATTTGTTCTAAGTTTGTATACAACTTATCAATTGTTCTAGACTTTGCTTTGATAAAGTTTTGTGATTTTGTACTTAACGCAAACGCGTCTTTAGTTAATTTACCTATGTCTCTAAACAACGCTAATTTATTATCAATACGTGCAAGGTTAGCGTGTAATGGATCAGCGCTGTTAACAGAAAACTTACGCCATTCTTGAAACGCTGGTAAACCACCACCCTCACCACCAAATACTTTTGGCAATCCTCTAGCAAATGTAGTGCCTCTATTAATTCCTGAATAAATAGAATCTCTAAAGAACATAGCGTCTTGACTTGCTAACGCTGCTCTAGCAAAAACATTTTTACCAACAAACGCAGCTGTAGATTGTATAGCACTAGCAGTTTTTTCTCCTGTTTTACTAATTGCTTTACCAACAGCAGGTATCATAGTTTGTGTATAAGGAATTTTACCAGCTAATACATCAGCAGCAATACGTAAAGGTACGCCTGCTAATTGTAACGTGCCACCAACAACAGAACGATTAATTCCAGGTATAGTTTTAAATGGAAGTTTAGCTGTGCCTTTGATTACTCCATATAAAGGCGGACCAACTAATGGAAACGCAGCCCCGATCAGCGCTCCGTCAGCCGCGAATCTTAGTCTATTTCTAAAGTTAGCCGCAACTAAATCACCACCGGTTAAATCATCTGTTCGTTCTGGTTTACCAGGAAGTAATGTTGAGTCATCAGGGAACATTCTTTTTAAACTGTTATTAGGACCACCAGCTATAAAATCTGTTGCTCCAAACACCACGGCTCCTGTACCAACACGACTAGCCAGGTTAGTAAATTGAATAGCACGTTTAGCACTACCTGTAAGATCTGGGTCTAAGTAACGTGTCATAGTATTAACACCGTTTAGACGCATAGCTTTTTGTGCACGAGTAAGTAGTTTACTGACTACTCCACCAGGTACACCAAACTCTACTAACAACGCTGTCATATCACCAAGAAACGTTTCTGGTTCGTTAATACCTTTTTCATCATACAGTTTTTGTAATTTTTCTGTTAAAGCAAAATTATTTTTAGTGGCTAAATCAACACCGCCCAAAATTAAATCCATAACACTAAAACCAATATTAGTAACACCAGTTTCTAACGCACGATTAAACTCATCTATGCCGTCTATGTATGCTTGCTCTGGTGGAGTTTTCGGTGTTGGTCCAAGATTAATATATTTAGAAACATTAGGTGCTATTTTTTCAGCATTTTCTGGTCCTTCTCTACCAATTAAATCATCGAAAAAATTTTTAAAAACTATCGTTGGCATCATTTGTCTTTTTAAAAGACCTTTAAACATAACGTTATCTGTAACTAATTTTGGAACAGAACTGACTGGAAATTTAACTGGTCGTTCATCACGCAATGTTTCTGCTAAACTTTTTTGTATTTCTTGAGCATCTAAAACTTTTTGTTTAAACTCAGCTCTAACGCTGCTAGGCATTTGTCTTATCTCTTCTAAGAATGCTGCTTCATCTTCATCGTATAAAGTCATAGCAACAGCACGTTGCATAGATTTAGGTGCTTCAAGAATCCTATCCATGTTGTCTTGATCCCTTAATCTTTTATCCATAGTAAGATTTAAGTTAGTTAGATACTGACCATAGATAGTATCTCCAGTTATATCATCTCCTACTAAAGCCCCGTCCCGCGTTCCGGTAGCAAAGCCTTTGCCGGCCTCAATACGCTTTTGTCTAACTCTACCACCATCAGCCAATAAAGTGTCTAAATATTCTTGCCTAAGTTTGCTTGATTCTTGTCCTATTAAATCATCACTTAAATTATACAGTTGTTCAAAAGCATCAAAACCATCTGGTTTGTTTTTAATTAAGTATTCGTCAGGTAATTTTCCTTTGTAATTTGTAAAGTCAAACAAGACCTCATGATCATCAACAATTTCACTCCATGTGTTCCATTGTTCTCTAATGGCTTTTTGTATTTCTTTTTTTTCTTTTGCAGTTATGTTTGGTTTTTGTAGATCTTTATATAATTTTCTAATACCAAATTTTGAATTTTCAAATATTTTAAATTTTGACGTATATTCTGGTAAATCAATTAAATTTTTTCCATTTCTTTGAAAGCCACCTTGGTTAACAAATTTTGGAATTATTTGAACGTTTTTTGTACTAAAATCTACTGCACCAGTGTTATGGTAGTCATCTATAATAGATCTAATATGATCTACTTCAAACCTATCATAACCTGTAAGACCCAATTCATCGTTTAATTTTTTTACTTCTCTTCTTAACAAAGCTAATTCTTTAGCTTCTTCTGGATTTTGAGTCCTCCATATTTTTTCTAATTGATTTCTAAGATCATCTTTGTCTCCTGTATTTGTAGACTTTACGTATTTTTTAATTAAGTCAGTGTCTTTAGCAAGATTTTTTATGGCAGTTGACAATCCATTTTTTGGCATACCTAATGTTTCAGCCAACTCCCCAACAGTAACACCAGATCCTCTAGTACCACTCCTTATATTTTCATTTATAAATTCTACAATTGTTTTTTTAACTTGTTCATTTTCTGGAAAAAGAAATCTACGTGTTTCTTTAGGGCCAGTGCTGTCTCTAACTATTAATAAAGAATTTTTCCAAGTTGCTTGGTTATTAGGATCAAAATTTTTAGCAGTTTCATTCATGTTTGATACTTTAATATCAACATCTCTAAGTTTATTATTTTTCATTATTTTGTTAATAGGCGATTTGCTTTTGCCTGTTTGCTCGCTAATTTCCTTAATAGATAAACCTTGCTTTCTTAATTGTATTATGTTTTTAATTTCATCAGCAGTAAATGTTGGATTTACTGTAAGACCCACATCTTTTAAAATGTTTCCTATAGAACTTTTTCCTAAATTTGTTAACTTTACTATTTCTTGTGTAGTTATGTTTGGATTGTCCGTTTTTAATTTAATTACATCATTTTTTTGTTCTTGAGTAATATTTTTTACACCTAGGGGTTTACCTTTATTTTTACTAGTCAAGGTTGCAACAGCGTCATCAATAGCACTCTTGCCTACTACTCCCGTTGTTGCAGTTTCATTTGCAATTGCTTTATCTATGTTTAAAGGCATGTCGTCTGTCTTAGACATAAAAGCTACGTTAGGATCAGTTATATTCATTTTACCTGTCTCAGGATCGAATCTTAATTTACGTACAACTGCCTCAGCGTTTTTAGCTTCAATTGCTTTTATTTGATTGTTAGTAAGTTTTGCATTTTTTAAAGCATCAACAGATTTTTTATTTAATTTACCGTTTTTAAAAGCAAGCTTTATAACTTGGCCTCCTTTTTTAATACCACTTAAACCAAATAATCCTACACCCGGTATAAACTCTATACCTAATTGTGTTAGTTGACCCATGGCATATGCTGTGCTTTCATTTGCAACAGCGTCTTTTAAAATTCTAGTGTGGTCTTCAAACAAACCTTCCATTAAAGTTACAGTGCCATTTTTGTTAAAAAGTTTTTTTTCAATCTTGTCTATTTCTTGTTGTAAATAACCTCTTCCGTAATAATCACCAGCTGTTTTTTGTTTTTCTTTTAAAAATTTATATTGGTTAAATAATTCTGGTTTGTATGTAGATAAAACTTTTTCATAATCTAAATAGTTATCTGGAGTTGCTTGTAATAAAATTGTTCCGTTAAAAGAATCTATTCCAGTGTTAGGACCAAACACGCTGTCGTCAATTGGTAAAAAATTTCCTTTTACGGTGTTGTCTAGACCTAATAAACCCTTACCTACTTGACCTGCAGCTGATTCTATTTCTTTACCAAAATGTTGAGCAGCATCTTCTAAGTTATTTAAACGTTTTATATCTGTAGGTATGTCCCTAGTTAAACTATACAGCTCAGGGTTTTTTCTAAACATTCTATATTGTTTATCAGAAGCGTCTTTAGTTCCTCCCGAACTTAAAACTCCATCAGGTCCTTTTAATAAACCTCTTTTAATAAGTCTATCAAACTTAAGTCTATCTGCTTGGTCTATAGGAAATGTAACACCAGGACCAGTGCTAACGTCTTTAAATATTTCTTCATTATTTTTATTTTCAAAAGAACCATAACCATATCTAGAACTGGTTATAGGGTTATCAATACCTAACAATTTTGATACTTTATTAAATATAGAAATGTCTTCTGGAACTCCGTAAGGTGTTAACAAACCTTCGTCCTCGGCTCTTTTAACTTCGTTAGTATAAAATTGTCCTGGTAAACGACTACCCATTTCTGAACGATGCACGTTGTCTATTAATTTGTCCTTATAGGTAGGACCATGTATGTTCATGCCTTTAGTGTAAGGACCGTCAAATATACCCATTTAAGCCACCGTTGGTAGTTCTAAATCTGTATTATATTTTTGATTAAATCTTGTTATGTCTTGTGATGTTTGTAGTTGTGCAAAATCAATCATAGCTTCTTCACTGCTTAAGATTAATTGTATCACACTATCTGATACTTCGTTAGGTAAACGTTTCCTTAACTCTTCAAAAGTTAAAGCCATTGGTTGATCTGCTGACGCAGTCATGATTGGTGGTGATCCTGGATCAGGATCAGGTCCACTGCCTGGTTCAAATCCTGGTGTAGGTAAAGCATCCGGCATATCTCCACCCATGCTACGACCAACTCTACCACCAACAGCAGATTCTTCTCTACCTGCATAAGGCGGTACATACAGATCAATTAAACCAGCTGCTTCAAACGCTTCTCTAGTTAATTGTTCTCTAATTGCTGATGCCGTCATACCAGTGTATTTGTTTGGATAACCTTCTTCGCCTGCTTCAATTTTAGAAGCTTTAACTGCGTTTCTAATTGCTTGATTTAAAGGCTCTAAGAAATCAGCGTCTTTCATTAAATCAGATTTTTCTGATGTAATTAATCTAGTCCACTCACCATAGATTACATTTGTTAAAATATCTTTTTTCTGTAAGTATTCTTCTTCTGAAAGATTAGGGTTTTTCATTTCTTCAATTAATTCATTAGCTCTGTCTTCTTTAATAACTACTTCTTTTTTGTATTTGTCAGGGAACAGTTCTAATTCTTTTTGCAAAATTTTAACAGCAGCTTTTGTTTCTTCGTCTATTTTTGTTAATTCAAAAGTTCTGTCTTTAGCACTTTCACCTTCTCGGAAATCAAATTCATCTTGTTGTAAATCTCTTTGGAATTTATTTGCATCTTCTGTTACACGTTGCTCAATAGCTGTGCCTGCTTTTAATCTATTGTAGTCAGCTAATTCTTTTCTATATGCTGCGTCACGAGTATCTCTAGATGCTGCAAGATCAGTACCTAAATTAGCTAATGGTGTAGCAGCGTTTGCTAAGGCACCCATGACTCCGCCTTTGTCGCTAACAACAGGAGCTCCCATTATTTGTGCACCTGCAGCAGCAAGACGTAAATAATCAGACGTTGTCATACCTTGTGGTTTTACAGGCTCTTGCATATATTGATCTAACATATCAACATAGCTACCTCGACTAAAACCCTGTCTCTGTACAGCGCCACCTATTTTATAACTAGGTTTAGCAAAACCAGATATGATGCCACTATCCATAGCACCGGCACGGCCACCCATATTAAACATTGGTCTTTTTAATATTTTATTCATTAGTTTTGTTTCCTCTTAATGCACCGATAATACCACCAATCCCGAGCCCCGCTCCAAGAAGCGTTTGCATTGTAGATGGGTTCGGTGTTGTAGAATAAGTAGTTGATGATGGTGCTCCATATGCAGCGCCTAACATCTGACTCATAAAGCCTAAGTTTTGTTGGTTAGCAAATGCACCAGCTTGTAAAGCAGCTTTTTCAGCATCAAGTTTAGCTTGTGCGTTAGCTTGATTTTGTTGACCCATTTGTGTGAGTGTATTGATTTGATTACCAAGACCTTGCAGTTGATAATTACCAAGATCCATTTGTTGTTGGCCAAGTCCTGCAAAAATACCCATTTGGTTTTGTAATTGTTGTTGCGCTGCATTAGCCATACCTAATTGATTAGCACCTTGTAAACCATATTGTTGCGCTGCATTGCCATACAACGCTGCGTTCTGTGCTGCCATTGCTTGTTGTGCATTACCAGCGTTAATTTGGTTTTGTGCTTGTTGTTGATATTGACTTCCAAGTTGTCCAAGATTTTGTCCAGCAGCACCAAAACCTTGCGCTGCTTGATTGTATGCAGCTTGGTTAGCAGCAGCTTGACTCATGTTAGCTTGACCTAATCCCATTTGTTGTTGGTATGCTTGGTTAGCTAATTGGTTAGCTTGTGTAAAGCCTTGAGCCAATAAGTTACCTTGTAGTTGTGCACCACCGATAGCAGCGTCTGCTAGTCTTTGACCTTCAGCAACCCCGAACCGCGATCCACCAAACGCGTTACCTGCAGAAGCACCTAACTGAGCTTGTTGCTCTGCTTGTTGTTGTTTGTAAGCAGCCATTGTTGCATCAATAACTTGTTGTTGATACGGCGACATAAATTGTTGATATGCATTTGCACCACTGTATTGATTGGCTTGGTTAAAGAAAGGTTGACCAGCGTTCTGACCTGCAGCTGCTGCAGCCGCAGCGAGATCATATTGACCGGTTGCCTTGTTGTATTGTGTACGAGCGTCGCCGAACTGTGTATTAGCATTTGCTAAAGCAGCGTCCGCTAAACCATATTGACCTGCTCCAGCGTTCTGACCTGCAGCCGCAGCCGCAGCTTGTAAGTCAGCTTGTGTCATTGCTTTGTTGTAGCCACTAGCCGCAGCCGTCATAAATGGTTTGTAATTATCTTGATTTGCTTTAAAGAATTTTTCGCCGTCAGTTGCAAAGTCTTCTGCGTTAGTTAAATAATCTGCATAAGAACCAAGACCGCCTGGTCCTGTTGCAATATTTTGAGCTTGCTTCTGTAATGCATCCATGTCTGATGTGTAATAATCATTAGCAGCAGTTCCCATGTAATCAGCAGGATCAACATAGAAACCAGCATTTGATAAATCAAAAAGGGGATTACCCTTATCATCTACTGCGCCGGTTATGGCAGCCGTAAAGTCTTCACCAAAACTTTCGACATAACCCGGAGGTAGTGTTCTAGTTACTTGTGTAGTCATTTAAGCCATTGCCTCCATTTGTTCCATCATTCGATACATTTGTTTTGCAGCGTTTCTAGGGTCTCCTGAACCGCCAGTCATTTTATCTAAGCCACGCATAGCGTCAGCTGTCAATACAAATTCGTTTTTAGATAACATTGCAGGAACGTCATCAGCTTTTTCAGGACCACCCATAGGTATAAATCCTCCTGAGTTTCTATAATCTAGTTCCATACCTTGAGGCACACCTGGAGCTACTTCCATAATACCACCCATGTTTTTATGTATACGACCACCATGCTTTTTGCCGTATATTTCTTCATATATTTTTACCATTTCCGGATCTTTGTATTTTAAATACCTAGGATCGTTGTATCTACGGCTACCATATTTTTCATAACTATCAAAAAACTCTCTGTATACTGCGTCGCGTTCTTGCTTGTTTTTAAACTCAGTTTCCCTTATAGCTTTTTCAGCAAGTTGCATAGTAGCTGGTACAGCTAATGCACCGATTGTTTGTATCTGCTCTAAAAAGTCTAGATCTTTAAAGTTAGCTAAAAACTTAGCATCACCCATACCTAATGTTTGTTGTAGGTCATCTAAACCTGGAGCAATATAATCTGTAGCACCTTCTGTAAGTGTTTGTAGTGCTGTTCTATTGCCTTCAAAAGCGTCAAAAGCAGGGCTTGTTTTAAAATATTTATCTACTTCTTCTGGCTTCATATTTTTTAAAACTTTTTCTCTATTATCGTAACTGTTTGTAGAGATACCTCGATCTTTAAAATATTTTTCGCCGTCTGCTGTAAGGTCTAAACTAGGTTTTGCTGCTATAGCATCAACTCCTTCTCTTAATTGTTCTTCCATAGCATAGCCTGTTTTGGTTGGATCAAAATTAGGATTTTGAACATCTAATATAGATCTAATTGCATCTTCTCTAAGCATGTTTGGCCCACCTATACCAGAAGCCATTCGTGCGTCTGCAAGTTGTTCTAAGGCTGCCGCTGGACTTTCTAAAAAGGGATCTACGCCACTAGGTAATTGTCTAGTTACGCTTTCTGGTAAAGTGTTTCCAGCAAAGATGTTGTTACCAAATGCACTGGTTCCTTTAAACACAGACTTAGTAGGATCTAATGCACGAGAAAGTGCGTTCTCAAAACCAGATGCACTGTTGCCAGCCATACCATCACCAAATAAATTAGCAGCTCTTCCAGACAAACGCTGGCCTAATGTTCCTCCTGTGCCTGTAGTAGGATCATAACTTGCTCTGATTGATCTAGCAGTTGGAGTACTTGCTGCTCCATGTACCGCTAAAGCTGCAAGCGGATCTAATTGTCCATCATTCACTTTTGCAGAACCAAGTTGTGCAAAAGCATGCGCCGCGGCAGGTCCGATAATAGGAGTTAAAATAGGAGCCAAGAAACTTGCATAAGGTGCAATTTCTTTTGGCATCAGCTTATCAGCTGCGCTGTTCATAAAACTTGTTACTTCGTTTGGAATAATCTTATCCATGAGCCCGCCAAGAAACTTACCTTGTCTAATCCCTTGTCTAAGTTGTTCGTGTGCGTTTACAATACCCATTAATTATTCTCCGGAGATTGATCCCATGGGAGGCATCTCAATTATTTTAATATGTGTGTCTATGGCTTTGTGAACGGACCATGGTTGGCCACACTCGGAGCAGGTGCCGATTGCCTGTTCTTCTGAATCTACCTCATTTCCACAGTTTTTGCAATAGGTTCTCTGGTAAACTTCTGGCTGTATTAATGGTATTTCTTTACCATCAACCGACTGCACACCCAGCGTTTTAGCGTCTTGAACTTTCCTCATTGTTTAATCTCCAATACAGAAACAGTTACGTGTAAAGCATTATTCTGGTTGCTTTGTACTTTTAAGATATCACTATCTTCTAGGACCAAAGGTTGTCTTAAAATTTCTTCATCGTGATATCCGGACAACCCAGCATTTCCCACATTCATTGTAATGTCTTTAATAATATTAACTGTTTGATTTGCTGAAGCATCAAACAAGGTTACACTAACAACAGAATTAACTATAGGAGTACACAAAATAGACTTAACTAATGTCTGTACTGGTTTTTGTGGTGGTACTGTTGAGTCATCTGCCGTTGGACAAGTGTAAATAACAAAATCTTGGTTTTGTGTTGTAACGATTGTTGTAGTGCTTTTAAATGTATCTGACATTAAGCTATTCCTCCCGAAGACATAAACCACGTACGAGCGGTAAGCTCTTCTTTTAAGTCTTGTTGAAATGTAAAGTTTAGTTGATTGATTATATTCTCTAGTTCTCTAATTAAAATATCTTGTTGAGAACGATCGTATTTATCAGTTGGTAAAGGTAGTCTTGTTACGTTTATTCGTGCCATTATCTTCTCCCGTCTGGTCTAATGTCTAATCTTAGTGTTCCAAAACGTACATTAGCATTTGCTGAATTAGTGTCTATTTTTAAATTAGCTTGTCTACCTCGACCACGAACTGAAAATTGATTAGTGGTTGCACCTACTGTAGATGTAAATGTTCTAACTGCAGTAGTTGCTGGATAGTTTGAAAAAGTTATAGTTATATCAGCAGTACCTGTTTGATTTTTAAAATCAGGTATAACTCTTGAACAATGAAACAAGTCTTCGCCATCTGCAATATCAAAATCACCTGAGGTAATAGAAGAAGGCATAGCATTACCAGCAGCATTAAATCCATCTTCATGAGCCCATAAATAAGAAGCGCCATTCGTTACACCTTGTACGTTACCTTGTGTTGGTTTTAAGGTTGGAGCGTATTC